GCTTGCGTAAGAGGCTGCGTTAGTGGCAGAGTTAGAGGCGTTAGTAGCAGATGTAGACGCAGCAGAGGCACTAGAGGCAGTGTTAGTGGCTGAGGTAGACGCAGCAGAAGCTGAAGTAGAAGCGGCAGAAGCACTACCAGCAGCGTTAGAGGCTTGGGTAGTTGCTGTCGATGCGCTAGAGGATGCAGCACTGGCAGAACTAGCTGCGTTGGTTGCAGAAGTCGATGCGTTAGATGCCGATGTAGATGCAGCAGAGGCTGACGAAGAGGCGTTAGAGGCGTAAGTAGAAGCACTTGATGCGCTAGCGGCAGCGTTGGTCTCTGCTGTCTCAGCAGCAGTTTGAGCAGCCTCAGCAGCGTCACGAGCAGCTTCAGCAGCAGCAACGTCATCGTCTAAACCACCAACGGCAGCTTCGGCAGCAGCTTGAGCAGCTTCAGCAGCGGCTCGAGCAGTCTCAGCGTTAGTCTCGGCAAGTTCAGCAGCAGCCTGAGCGTCTTGGGCAGCATCACGAGCAGCCTCGCTCTGAACCAAGAACTCTTGGAACTGTGTGGTATCCGAATCAGAACTGGCACTGCCTGTACCACCGGGGCCGCGATAGATTGTCATTTGAGTTCCTTAGTCTTCTTAACTTGTTTAACGACTTTAACTATTGTCTCTTGTTGCTCAGGGATAATCTCATACCATTCAGGGTTATCTCTAAAGCTCTTAATATCTACTTCACGAGTTACCGTAGCAATAGTCTGTGGTCTAGTGCTATGCTTCATTTGAAAGCTTACCATTGGTGTATCTCCTTTATTTATTACTCACAGTGTAAGTAGTAAAGAAAAGAGAGGCCCGAAGGCCCCTCCTTAATCAAACATCAAGCAGCCGAAGCGTCAACGATGATTGGAACGCAACCGTAGTCACGCAGTTCGCCAACGCCGTACAGGGTGTCAGCAGTGAACAAGTTACCGAGGTATTCTTGTTTGTACTGAGTCTGAGCGCGAACGCCGATCTGCTCAACCAACACAGCCCAGTCGCGGTGGAACATCAAAGCCACACGGTCAGAAGCAGTGTTACCAGCAGCGGTATCGCAGTTGGTAGACACGTACACTTTAGTGCCGTAGATGTCGCCGAACTCACCGTTCATCAATGTAGAGCCAGTACCTTTGAAGGCTTGCTCGGTGAAGCGGTTGATGCCCAACATAGAGTTACGAGCAACAGGAGGAACCACCAACGAACGGCCATCCATAGGCACGTCTTGATCGTCCAGCAACTGGATAGCTGCACGGATACCAGCATCAGCGATGTTGGCAGCGTTAGACGAAGAGTAGGTGTAAGCAGCGCCAGTAGAACCGATGATACCACCAGAGTACTGAGCGTTAGCGGAGTTACCGCCACGAGCAGCACGAGCCAGTTGGATCAAAGTGGTGTCCACTTGCTTGCCCAGAGCGAAGCCAGCATCGTCAGTGTAGAAGCTACGCAGGCTCGACAGAGCTTGTGCTTCAACGATGTCTTCGATCAAGCGGCTGTACTCGAAGTGCTTGTTGATGGAGATAGCCACATCGTTTTCGGTAGCGGCAATCAAGGTCACTTGAGAGCCAGCAGCCTTAGCGGAAGCTGTACCACGGGTAGGCGAAGGAATGTGAACGGTGTCACCTTTCTTGCCCTTGAAGCTCATTTTCTTGACCAGATTGGCCATGACGAGGGATTTTTTGTATGCTGCAACAATCTCATCGCTCCAAACTTCAGGGATGAAGGTTGCTGCGGTGGTGACTGTGACGTGATCTGTACCTAAAGCCATTTAAAATACTCCTATAAATTCAATTAAAATTACTTAACACGACCCTGTTGATAAGCTGCCATGATTTCGGGTTGTAGCAACTCATAACGATCTGGATCGGTCATCTTAAGACGGATTAAATCCGCACGGCGGTAAACTTTCTTTGCAACCTCGCCAGATCCACTTGTATCCACACCAGCGGCTCGTAGAGCTTGTGCTTGTTGCTTCTTACCAGTTTCCTGTACGTTGTTGTTACGAACCTGTTTCAGTTCCTTATACGTGGTTAAGAGTTCATCCGCTGAACTAAAGTCAAACTCTGCATCAGCCTTGGCATACAGACTCAGACGAATAGGGCTTGCCTTGACCCACTCCTGAAATCCAGTGTCGTTGGCAATAGTGCCAAAGTCAGGATGTTTGGAAGCAAGCTGCTGCGCTGTCTTCATCCGTTTAAGCTCAAGGTTGGCCTGTTTAGCCTCCAGAACTGCGGGGTTATTCTCGATTGCACGTTTAATTGAATCTTGAGGGTTCTCAAAGAAATCAACTTCGGGCGTACTTTCAACAGTCTGTACCTTATTGTCGCTTTCGAGTTGTCGTTTGAGTAACTGATCCGCTAATGAACGTACCTCGTGTACTTCCTGTGCTTGCCTCCCAATCATCTTCTCAGCTTCTTGGTGCATCTTCACGATGTCTTCAAAGGCTTTGCCTTTATACTTGTCAGGAATTACCGTGTCTTCTACTACAGGCTCTGGAGGTTGTTCCACCTTGGGAGTCTCTTGTACCTGTTCTTCATCAATCGTGTCCAGTGTTGGGTCAAACGATTCTTGCTCAATAAGTGCCATACTATTATTCTCCTGTCTCTCTTGAGATTATAGGACTATGAAATGTGGGTACTTGCGTACCTACCCGTTAATGTGAAGTGTTACTCTGGAACAGCGTAAGAGGCTTTCCTCTCTTGTGCCAGCTTTTCACTTCGCTTTCGTTCCCATGCGTCATACGCAGATGGAAAAGCACCGGAGATGCCTTCCAACTTTGAACGAACCATAGAAACAATTCTCGTTGACTCTTTACCACAGGCTCGACAAGCGAGTTCCCTGATGGTTTCGTCAACTAATGCTTCGGAGATGTGTCCATCTTCACAAACAAACTCAAACATACGGCGCATTACTTTGCCTCCTGCAACAGTTGTTCATAAACTTCTTCACAAGTCTTCTTGCGGTTTAAAAGTAGATCTAGAATATCCAGTTGGCCCTGACGGTAAGATAATGATTGTGCGTCTTTGACCGTGCGGATATTGTCTAGCTCATCCTTTAACTTGGTGAGGTCTTCCATCAAGAACGCCCACCCTTGAGTGGACATTGTTGAGAAGGTTTCCTCGTAATACTGCTGAAGTTCCTTATCCATGAGGGGAAACTCCTTTCATTTTGGTTACTGAGGCTGACGATTGCTCATCTGTGCGAGTGCGATACGCTCGTTAGAGTCAATATCCTTCTCTTTGAGCATCAAATCAGCCAATTTCATACGTTTAGCGAAGTCAGCATCCTGATCGAGGTTCGTGGCAGCGGCTTGAACCACCTTGACACGCAACTCTTCAGGCATAAGCTGAGTTTCAACCATTGTTTGCTGTGCTTCAGCGGCTGCTTTCTGAGTTTGAGCCTGTAACAGGGCCAAATCAGCTTGCAACTTAGCCATAGCAGCTTCTTGCTGCATCTGAGCTTGCTGTTGAGCTTCAGGACTAGGCTGACTCATCTGCTCCAAGGCTGCAATCAACTCACTACGGTTGCTCAAGGAGCTATTACCCAAGATTCCCTTGAGAATCAGAGGCAGAACCGGAGTGTCTGGGCCTAATGTCTGGAGCAAGGCAATGAATTGCTGCTGTTCAAACTCACGAGCCAAGATACCCAAGGTAGCTGTAGGCATGAATTTCACATCCACAGAGGGGTAACGCTCAGGATCGAACTGCATATAGCGCCAAGCAGCCTTGTTGATGAACGGGATCAAGAAATCTTCTTGGAAGTTCGTCAATGTACGCTTGTACTTCTTGATAATGCCAGCCATAGCCATCGACATACCACCTGCACCAGCGTCACGAGGAGCCGCTGAAGGCATACCAGCACTGTCAACAGTACCTGTAGCTTGTAACAAGAGGCGTTCGTAGTTCTGAGAGGCTCTCACGGAGGAGTCATCAGGTGTACCGAAGCGCAAAGGCATCATAATCTGGTTAGGATCGCCGTTGGTCAGGAACGATTTACCGGGCTTAACCTCAAACTTAGCACCACGAGGCAAGCGAGTAGCGTCCATAGCCATCATAGGAACGGCTGTAAGGGCACGGGCATCGCTGTCCATACGCAAACTACCGTCAATGGCCTTCTGCATGTTGTAGGCTTTCTCCGCTGTACCACGACCCCACACACGTCCGGGGACTGTATCGTCTTGGTACAACATGACAGGACGATCCTTCATCATGTACGGGTTAGCTTCAGCCTTCAAAAGCTTGTTACCGTTAGCGATAACGATGATAGCTTCAACCAGTTCAGCGTAATCGTCAGCTAAGGAGTCTTCTGGGAAGAGGTCAGCAACCTCTGCTTCTTCGTTCTCCAACTGCTCCAAGTACTCACGAGGAACCAAGCCGTAGTATGTGAGCATACGCACACGACCATCTTGGTAGCTTACTGATTCTTCGGTAACTTCTAAGTCATCATCTGGGCCATCAGTGCCTAAGTCTACCTTACGGTAGATGCCACGTTCCATGCCTTCAACGATCTTGTGTACCGAGATGAACTTCTCAATGGCACAACCCATAGCATCATCTAAGGATGTAGCGTTAGGATCAACCAAGAAGTTCTTAGGGTTCACAGGAACCAGCTTAACGGCAATACGGTCTTTTTCGACCACGCCGATAGCTGCTTGACCTTGTACGCCGGGGATAGCTTGAGTGGCAGGAGAATATTCTTTTTCTGTCTTCACAGCGATCTCGCCGATACCTGTACCGTAGATCTCAGCCATCAACTCGATCTGGTCGATAGCCTTCTTAATCTTGTCTCGGTTGAAGTCTTCCATCAACTGAGCTTTGATCTGCTCAACGTCCAAGGCAGTGCCGTTAACGTCTTTGATGTCATCTTCAATGTCGAACCACTCACCCTGACCGAAGATAGCTTCCATGATCTCAGCGTGACGAGTCTCAATCGCCTGCTGTGTGGCAGGGGAGATGATACGGCTACGCTCTGAGTCACGGGTACGGTCTTCAGCGGCCCACTGACCACGGAAGATACGTTCGTACTCTTGCCAATCAGTCAGGTAGTTCTGGTCACGATAGTCGCGCCACTTGTCAGTGTGGGAGACAACCCACTCAGTCAGTTCTTTATCCGACTCTGTAGGTTCGTCATACTGACTTGTTTCTAAATTGTCTTCCATTGTTTAATATCCACTTATAGCGTCATAAACCTCATACTCATCGTCCTCATAGTCAGGAACGAAAGAGTTGAGGGCAAGTTGTTCAACATAAGCAAGAGCATCCACCAAGTCATCATGTACGCCTTTGGTAGGGAACATCAAGAGTTGGTCTTCAAAGTCACTCCACTCACCATCCTCATTCAGGATAACCTTACCGTGCTCCATCCGTCCTTGTAAGGCCCAGATGATACGGTCAGTCTTCTTCTTATTCCCGTGAGTCAAGGTTTGGATATGCGCGAAGGTGTTGTACTGCCTCATCATGTCCTGTAGGATCGTCAAGGCAGCATTCTTAGCTGTACCTCTCTCAATCCCTACCGCAAGAGGCTGGAACTCTTTAATGTTCTTTAAGATACGCATACACGTATCTTTAATATCCCACCGTCCATGCTCAATCTTGTTTACCCACCAAGTCCCATCATCGGTAACCTTAACGACAGCAATAGCTGATTCGTCTAGTCTCTTCTTGTTCTGGGAACCATCGGATATGTCTTCAAAGCCTGCCAAGTCAATGGCAATGATGTATGAACCATCTCTGGGTTCTTCACCCTTCTTGATCCAGTGTTCTTTGAAGATGTCAGAGCCTGAAGTGTCAAAGCTAGACAGGTATTCCTGCTTGAAGGCAAATGAACTTAGTGTTCGCTTGGCTGCTTCGATTTCCTTGGGATCTATTGTTTCGTTGTCTTGGGTGGTGTAGTGCCACGACTTCCACTCTTCATCAGTACTGTCCTTACCAAGCTTGAAAGCATCGTAGAACCAGTTGCGACCAGACGGAGTAGAGATGAATAAAGCCCTACCTTTCTTGTCCGACAAAGCAGCACGGATAACCTTCTCCCAAATCTCCTGCTTAATGAACGCACATTCGTCCAGTACCACGTACACAAGGGACACACCCCGAAGACTATCAGGGTTATCAGCACCTCTAACGAGGATCTTTCTACCGTTGACAAGGGTAATCTCCAAGTTGTTGATGTGGGAGGACTTGATCACTGGACGACCTAAATCATGCAGCAAGTCCCAGATAATTGTTCTAGCCTGTCCGAGGGTAGGAGCAATGTACATCACTGCTGACCCTTCAGGGCAGTTTAAAGCCTCTATAAGCAGCGTAACAGCAGACAGACGGGACTTACCACAGCGGCGACCAGCGGCTACAACCTTGAAGCGGTGAGAGTCTTTAAAGACAGTCTGTTGCCAGTTCAGGAGGGCAAAGTTAAGTTCAGACATCAATTATGTCCTCATCGCTAACACTGCTTACAGTGGGCTGATTCAAGCCCGTGATGTTGATGGAAATCTGTGGTGCACCGTTACCTTGTTTGGCTGCTTCAAATGCAGACACAGGAACAATCCTATCGACAATCAGCTTCCATGCAGCAGCTTGGTTCTTATGTTCATCGTTCAAAGCTGCATCGTAAATGGCTTCAAGTACCTTAGCACTCTTAGGTGAGTTAAGCATACGTAGCTTATACTCATTGATGATTGCAGCTTCACCTTTAGGACGACCTACTGATCTACTCTCTTTGATTTCCTTAAGCTCAGACTTCTTTGGTCTTCCAGC